TTAATTTTTCATTGCGATTATGGGATTTTACTCTACAAGAATCACTACAAAATAGTTTATTTTTTCTATTGAGAACCAATTTCTTACTGCAAAATTTGCATTCACCTTCTCGTTTATTTCTGGGTCTTCCCATTATTAGTCTCCTTTGTTATCTATTATCCGTTAAAAACGGGGCGAAAGTAAGGCGAAAAGGTTAAAAACGCTAAAATTCTTTAATAATTACAATAGGTTACGAGACTATTCACGTTATTTACGTTTGCTAGCGTAATTACAAGATTAGCCGTCCTCGACTAGGGTTTAGCGTTCTTAACGGTTTAAGCCGTAAAAAACGGTTGCTAAGTCTTTGTTTTTATTAGGGAATTTTTCGGGTCCGGGTCGAAACTCCGATTCGAGCTTAAAACCGATCACATATTTTTTATGTGAAATATCAAAATAACAAAAAACGGACGGCGATCAACCATGGCAGGAAGTTCGCCGTCCGTCTCTTCTAGCGCCAGGTCAAGTCGGTGACGTACGCCAGAAGGAACCGGACGGATGAGGATAGGGGACAACCCTTCATCCGCCCGTATCTCAACGTCATCGGGGGGCTGTTGATGCGTTGAGAATTCTATTACTTATAACACTGCGTCAAAAATGGGAATAGACCGCAATCTAAATTGGGATATAGATGCTTGCCGGTCGATGGGCTCAATCCTGGTGGCGCCGAAGCAGTAACTGAGACATGCCCATTAGTTGCTGTAGCGCTAGCTGTTGAACCTGGACTTGCTGATGCGCTTGCACTCACGTGTCCTGGTGAGCCAGAACTACTAGAAGCGGAAGAAGAACTGGAGCTAGAAGAACCGCCAGGACTGCTGCCGCTGCCGCCGCCAGGACTTGTCCCACCACCTGGGCTCGTTCCACCTCCACCACCCGGTCCTGTACCACCGCCACCTCCCGGTCCCGTTCCACCTCCGCCACCTGGCCCTGTACCACCGCCTCCTCCATTGTTGCCACCTGGCGATCCAACGCTAGCCGCTGGACCAGAACCGGAGATGCCTGACGCGCTGCCACCACCCATACTCGCAGATGTTGGCCCAGAAGTGCAGCAACCTGCTGTGGCGCTAAACCCACCAACACTTACGCTAACGCCAGTACCTGGAGTGCCATCTGTTGGCTCTCCTGTTCCACCTACTGTTGATGTAACAGTGCCACCATTATGGCCACTACCATTGTGGCCAACTCCCATGGCCATCGCTGGGGCGCTGCATGTGAGCAAGAGCGCAATTGCGAATGCCGTTTTCATTGAATTATGTCCCTTTTTGGGAAGAAAATGGGGGCCTTGCTTGGGACCCCCATTCATTTTAGGGCGACGTAGTTGCCCCAGAGGTACTGCCAACAGAACCGGCCGCCGCAGCGCCATTCCCGCCAGTGGCGGCCGCCGCAGTGCCAGCACTTCCAACAGCAGGAGCGCCATTAGTTGTTGACATGCCGAAAGAAGTCGCAGATGGATTCCCCTTCCCTGTCGCCGTACTGACAGACCCAAAAGTCGAGTGACCATTGGATCCACCAGTTGTGACGCCAGGAGCCGAGGCTCCATGAGAACTTGTCGAAACGCCAGGAGCAGCTGGCGCTGAAGGAAGCGCGTAAGCGCCTGGCGCTGCGAACAGCGTCAACGCTAACACACTGATATTGAAGACATTTCTCATCGCTTATAACTCCTTGTAGAGTCAGAAAAACCCGCGTGAGGGTTAACTCACGCGGGCAATTTCAAGCGATCAGAAACCGGCCGCTGCGCCAACGCCCGTCGCGCTGTTCGAGCCAGCCGCTGCCCCGTTACCAACCGAAGCCGCGCCCGAGGACGAGGTGGCCGCGCCAATGGAAGCGGCATTACCGTTCGCGGAAACGCCAGCGCCGATGGCCGCGCCAGTTCCGAACGCAGCAGCGTGCCCAACCGAGGCCGCAGCCGAGTTGCTGGACGTATGCCCAACGCCAAAGCCCGCATGAGCGAACGCAGGAGAAACCGCGAAAATCAACGCGGTAGCCAGAAGGATCTTCTTCATTTGGTGTGCTTTCTCAATTGTGGCGAAAACCGTCGCCTTCCCCGGACCCCAGTTTCTTAAACTGGAATGACGACCGCATTCCGGCAACAATGTGTCCCCGTTGCGGTTTATGTCCCTATGTAAGCACGAAAAGAAAAGGGAAGCAAGTGTTATTTTTATTTATTTTTTCTTAACGATTACAAGGACTTAGCCCTTTCAGGCACTGATACTGATTTTGATTACTTAGTTTCACGAAGTTGATACCAAAAACATATAGGCTTACTTCCTGATTTGAAAATTTCCCATGGTTCGTTGTTATCGTCGCTTTTCTGTATTAAATAATTGGCCGTATGCAAAACTGATTGTCTTGCATATCTAGGTGACTTTCCAGGCTCATAAACTTTTCCTGCTAATTCAATTGTACTGATACGTCTTCCATCTTTTGGTATGGCTTCCAATATTTTTAATTCTAATGGTGAATATCTGATTTTCTCATCGTTCATGTTGATCCCATCCTGATAAAGAAAGGGGCGCTTTGTGGCGCCCCTAGTTGTGTGCTCACACTGACTTTATTACGCAGCGGTTTCTTCTGAACCTTGATACTCGATCTTGACAGGGACGAAGTTGAAGCTCTTGTCGCCTTCAGCCTTTTCCTTAACGGTGAACCGATAAGGCTGCTCATGCTTAGAGAAGAGATAGTTGACGAAGTTTGCCGTCGAAATCACCTTCTTCAAGGTGAGATCGTCCTCCTTGACATCAGCGTTGAGACTTGTCATAATCTCGGACGCTAAGATCGGACCATCGTGGTCCATGATCAAAGCGGCAACCTTGGCGCGACGACTGACTGTCGTAGTGCCCATATTGCTGAGGATTTCAGCTGTTTCGTCGGAACAATCCAAAGCCTCTTTGATCTTGGCTGCTTTGTCTGTTTCAATTTTCTCTTTCTTGGGCGCGTTCGGATCTTTGGGCTTCTTGCCCGGAGTTTTGAGAACGAACGTACCAGCGGCGATCTGCGCCAACTTCTCTTCGGCATCCGCCTTGACTTTGGCGATCTTCTCCGCCTCTGTCATCTTTGGAGCCTTGGGCTTCTTCTCTGTCGTAACTTCTGGCAGTCTCGTTTCGTCGGCAGTTTTGATAACTTCCGTATGTGAAGGAACTTCACCGTCCTTCTTGATAGGCTTGCCCATTTCGCCGCCGGAAAATTCCCAGACCCTTAAAAGGGCTCTTGTTCCATCGTCTGCAACTTCAATTTCGCCGATCATAGCATTTCCAATTGACTTGGAAAGTCCCTTGGCATCTGACCGTGCGCCTTTTTCAGTATAGTGTTCGTGCGCTACAGTTTTGTCACCCACTGTGTAACGAACCTGGAAAATTTTACTCATCATGCGCTCCTTGTGTGGCACTGGAATCAGTGCCTGTCCCTAACATAGCATAATCGCGCGAGAAAAGCAACAGAAAAATTAATGCAAAATTGGTCAGTGTAATTATCACTCTACTAATTGTCTAATTTCGTCGAGAACAAAACTAGCCAAATTTTTCTTATCCTTCAAATTTTCTGCAATATTTAAATCAATTGTTTTATCTGCGACTATATCCCAAATAGTAAGCGCGCCGCGCATACCCATACGATGGATTCTGTCTTCAGATTGCAGCCTATGTATTAAATTGAAACTGTTATTGTAGTATATCATACTAGTACAACCTGATTCTTGTAGATTACCGCCAATTCCTTTTGCTTGATTAGAAATCAAAATCTTTTTCTTACCAGTTTTCCAAATATCTACTTCGCCCATTACAGCTATATCTTTATCATAATCTTTTTTGAATATATGTTTTATACATCTGATATCTGGGATGAAGCGCGCCCAAATAATAACTTGACCTTCGATTTGTTTAACCATATCTAATGCTATTTCTGCTCGCTCATAAGAAAAAATTTCATATGATTTCTTATTTCCTTCTTCATCCAGATCATCCGGCAAGAATCCAGAACAGATTTGCTGGAGGCGCACCAATGCTGCTAGAGCATTTGGCGTGTCTACTATAGTTCCAGATTTTAATTGAGTCATAAAGGACTCTTTAATATTCTCATAATGCCAACGTGTTGCATTTCCTAGCACATATATTCTTTCAGCATATATCTTCTCTGGCAAATTGAGACATTCTTTTTTGGTTTTTCTATAACAGAAAGGAGCTATGATTTGATAGAACTCTTCAACATTCTTACTACCAACAACTTCTCTATAATCGCCAATTTCGCAGAAGCGAGATTTGAATGCTGTAATATAATTGATACCAATAATTGCCGGGTCAAGAAACATAAATTGACACCAAATATTGAGTAGACTAGTAGCAATTGGAGTTCCTGTCAATATTCTTCTATAATTGACTAACGCGCCTAAGTCAATTGTCTCTGTTGTTCTACCAGTACCGTAATTACCAATTTGATGAGACTCGTCAATAATCATCAATACTTTGCCTCTACTGAATATATCGTATTTTTTAACGCCTTTCTTGGTATATCTTACATCAAATTTAGCTCCAAATAAACGAAGAAATTGAGCAATTGCAAATTCACCATCTTTAGTATTGACAGCATCTATATTCAGAGCAAATATATTTAATTTTCCATAATTTTTGAGATAGCTGGATTCGTATGATGCGCCACTAGACCAGAGTGTCATATTCAAAGGAATAGATGGATCTATATGTTTTGGAATTTCTTCTGCTATCCACTGTTTGTGTACGCCTTTTGGTGCTAAAATAAGGACAGCTTCAATTTTTTGTTCCATATATAGAATACAAAAATTGGCAATAGCTAATGCCGTTTTGCCTAAGCCCATTTCTAAATACCAAGCAAACGCTGGACTATTACAACTGATATTAAGCGCCTCTGTTTGATGATCTAAAAGCTTATATTTAGGATGATAATTATGCTTTATGGGTTCGTAATCAAACATAGCTCTAATATGTTCAATTTGCTCAATTTCTTGTATATCGCTTGTAATTTCTTGCCATTCTAATGGCAGTCCGCATTCTTTGAGAACTTTAATATTCCAAGGAGAACTCTCATATCTTATTGATTTGGATGAATATCTAATTTTTGGTCCTTTAAGATATGATAATACTCTTAAGAATTCATTTGAGAATGATTCATCGACGGCATGAACAGTGAGCTTTCTGCTTTCGGTTGTGATGAGAATCACGCAAAAAGATCCTTATGCTTCAATTTAGGCTCCTTTAGTTCTGACATCTTACCCAAATAACGAATGCCTGTAATATCTATCATTCTAAATGTCGGCGGAATATATCCTTTGATTGCATACAAGGCGTCGCCTTGCCCACCAATCTCCTCAATTTTCTTGCCTGAAGTTAAATAGTCATTTCTATTGATAACACATAATATTTCGTCTGTATCGTCATGCATGAATAGGTTTAACACCCAAGATTGACCCTGTATTCGTCGTCCATCTCTCTTTGCAATTGAATGTAGATCGTTCCAATCCCGAGGCTGTATTCTTTTGACTAATCCGAATATCATATGTTCTCCCCTTAATCCTTGATATAAATCACAGATGGGTTCTGGTTCTGAGATTATTTTAATCTTAGTTAGATCTGGATGCAATTTATTTATTGCGTCACGAATAGGTGTTAATGAATCTATCTTCGTTGATGCCTCTTCCAGCTTTGTTAGAATGGCAGGCGACAATGGAGCGCCACCAGGTTTGCGCGAGTCAAGTATCTTTCTGACTGTAACAGGTCCGACGCCTTTGATATTCGTTAATGGGCCTACAAGGATTTTCTTGTCGTTTTCCACCTTAATGTTCCATTTATCTGTGGAATGTTCGATGTCTAATGACTTATACTTGATACCTTCTATATCTAGCTCTCTGAGAAGCCTTAGCTGCTTCATAGGATCGTATTCATTATCTAATGTTGCAGCGGCAAATTCTACTGGATAATGTGCCTTTAGCCAACAGCAATAATATGTGATCAAAGAATACGAGACTGCATGACTAAGATTAAATGACCAGGCACCCATTTGAATTAGTTCTGCCCAAATCGTATCTATAGTTCTTTCTGATAAACCAGTTTGGAGCGCACCTGCTTTGAATGGCTCGCCTAATGTCTTCATTTCTTCTACACCTAATGACTTAGACATAGCCTTTCTGATTTTGGTAATGCCGCGAAAGTCCATTTTTCCTATGTCACGGCATATACTCATAACTTGTTCTTGATAAACAACTTCTCCGTATGTAACTTCCAAATATTCCTTTAATAGCGGATGATGATAGCTGACAGGTTCTGTGCCCATACGCTTACGCGTCCAACGCACTGCTCCACCGGCAGCGACTGGCCCTGGGCGCGACAAAGAAGTGATCGCTACTAAATCATCAAATCTATCTGTATGTATAGATTGAAATAAGATCTGCAATGACTTACCATTTGCTTGGAATATTCCTGAGAAATTCTTCTTATTGAGAACATCGTATGCTGATTGATCATCTAACGGAAGTGATTCTAAAAAGCCATTTCTTGGTTCTTTGCCTATGAGTTCTAGACAACGTTCAAACACAGATAGTTGTGATAATCCAAGTATGTCTATTTTGAGAATATTTAGAATTTCTGCGTCATATTTGTCTGCCATGATGGCTCCAGTTCTGCCGTCAATAGCAACATAATCAAGAACATCCCCGCTAGTAATAGCAATACCAGCGGCGTGTTGACCGGCGTTAGTCGCATGATCCTCAACATCGAATACAGTCGATATTTCAGGATATTCACTGAGAAGTTTCCTTCCTATTTCAGTATCTGAGAATGTTTCCTCAAATGATTGAAGCGCACGCGAATCTTTTGATGATCGCTCTATGAGTGTATCTGCTACCTTGTCAGTTAGCCATTTTGGTATTCCTAATGACATTCCTGCTGTATTGAGAATAGATTTTGGGCGATAAGTCAACACAGACCCTAGACGCGCAACATGACCTACGCCATATTTTTCTTTGATATAATCGAAGACTAGATGACGTTTAAGGTCACTAAAGTCCAGATCAATATCAGGCAAATCAGCACGCGTGATATCAATGAATCGCTCAAATAAAAGCCCAAATCGAATAGGATCAATAGTAGTAATACCAGTGAGATAGCATAGTAATGATCCAGAAGATGATCCACGGCCCGGTCCTACGATCATATGTTTCTTTGCATGTGCAACCAAATCTGCAACGATATAGAAATAATCTTGGAATCCTTTCTCATAAATTAAGTCTAATTCTCTTTTCATTCGATCTTCGTAAATTGGATCTTTTAAATTTACTCCAAGTTTCCATGCGCCTTCAATACACATTTGCTTTAATGAGAATTTATCTTGTGGTACAAATACATCAGCTTTTAACAATTTCGCATTGCATATATTCATCATTAAGTTTCTATGTACAATAGCCAATTCTGCATCTTCGTCAGTTACGACATATGGGAGTGCCTCTCGCCACTCTGTATCATCTAAGATATACTGTGGATAAGAAGCAGTCTCAGCATTCTTATATAACAAAGTATGATAAGGAAGTTTATCTTCAGCATTAGTGAATACATTATCTGACGAAGCAATGAATCTATACCCTTTTTCTTTTGCTGCTCTGAATAGACCAATAGGAGTTGACGGCGATAGCGCGATGAAGAAATTGTCACCTTCGTTAATCTCAGAAAGAAGAACTTTGTGATCCGCAATCTTAATGACATCTTTCGCATTCATAGCCTCTTCGTATGTAAGCAATGGATAAGATCCAGATTTGCTTGTAGCTTGAAATACTAACTCATTAACTGAGCGCAACTTATCTATGGCAAAGAATGTCCAATATGATATTGAAGGCTTGCTTTGCCCTAACATACTAGATACGCCAATTTCTACACCAAATATTGGTTTAATATTGGTTTCTTTGCACAGAACATCCCAATTTGTAAAAGAAAAAGTAGATAATCTATCTGATATTGGTGCTGCGCCCCAACCGAGTTGAAGAACTCGATTATGGACCTCAGATATTTTCCCGTAAACATATCTGAAGCTATATTCAGATCGAATTCTCATAGCCAACCTCGTCTGAACATTTCTACTGCGCATCTGACTGTTGCGTCAACGTCTACATCTGATTGATGCGCGTCCTCGAAGCCTTTCCCAAATAACTCCATATGAAGCTTAGTTAATGATAAACGGTAGCCTTTAATGAATATACTATTCTCAACTAAATCTAACGACTTGGGCCATCTGATATTTGGACCGTAGCGTCTGCATTCCAAATCTAACATGCCTTTATCAAATGTAATATTTTGACCGATTATCAATTTTGCACTTTCTAAGAAAGAAACTATTTCATTTAGATGCATAGAAATAGATGGGCGTGTACTTAGATGCTCATTAGTAAATCCTGTGATCTTTGTTATTTCCTCAGATACAGGCTTAATTGGCTTAAATTCTTGATAATAAGAAATTAATTTCTCACCTGTCGCCAAATTGACTTCTTGCGCAGCCAAAGATATAATCTCTGGCTGCGAGTCAAGAGAGCGTGCTGGATTAATTATTAATCCAGTTGTTTCTGTATCGAAGATAGTTGCTATCATTTCTTTAAGTCAGGTCTTAACGCCCTTGGTATTCCTGCTTGATTTTCTTCATGTAAGCTCAGTTGTATTTTTGGTCTTGGTCCTCCTGTTTTGAACTGTTTCTCAAGCCAATCAAATAGACTCAATTTATCCTCTATGGCTTTCTCTATCCATTCGTCAATAATGACAGCTAAGAAGCGTCTATTTTCCTGTTCCAAATACATAACTTGTTGCCAAAAAGGCATCTTCTCAACAGCTAGAATAAACTCAGCTCTGTCGCGTGTGTACTTCTTTGCCATCTTGCTCTCCTTGCCATTGATTAAATGCTGCTAATCGCAGCGCATAACCTGCCATATCTAACAGGCTATCTTCATGACCTCCTTTGACATATCTAGATAATTTATCAATAATATATGTTATGAATTTTTGTCTTACTAGATCTTCAAATGTACAATTATTAATTCCCTCAGGATAAAGGATCAACATTATTTGAGCAGTTTTATGTTCATTACTTCCATATGCTTCCCCGCGTTCTTTCATAATTTCTATTAATTCATAAGCAAGTTCTATTGCTCGTTCAGTTTCCGTTTTTGACATTTATATTCCTTATCTGTAGTGTTGGTATGCCTAGCTTATAAAACTCCAATATTGTTTCTTCATTATCATCTATCACAAAATGTATTTTTTTAAAATCATCCTTAAAGTAGTCTTTGACTAATACTAATTTCATTTCGCTATTCTTGAGAAACACATCATCTGGGCGCATCAGAATAATATCTATGTCAATTCTATTCTTTACAAGCCATTCTACTGTCATAGACCGGAACTTTTCTGGTCGTCCTGTGAATCCTATAATCTCGTACTGCATACTTGATAATGAGTTTATTAAATTAGCAACGTTTTTAAATGGTTTATCATATTTGCCTTCTGCGTAGTAATCATCCCAAGGAACAGTACCAATCATTGAGTCACGCCAATATGAGTTGGCTATTGTGTGATCTATGTCGATAAGAATAATCATTTATTTTTCTGTGCGCAACAAGTCAATTTTCTTGAACATTGCCATCTTTTCCTCTTCTGATAACTTCTTGTTATCATTAATCATATCTTGCAAATCGCGCATTCCTTGGACTTCATCGTTCTTATAGAAGATATGAAACCAAGGATATACTCTTTGTATTTCAATTAGCATTGCATCAACTACAGATTTATATTCATCTTGAACACGAATACTGGCGCGCTTCCTTGCCATATTAATGAAGTTGCGCATGTTGATAGACATATTGATATTTGTATGTATATTGGTAGGAAGAATGCCACGAGCATCTTCTGTTTTTGCGCCTCGTTTGAGAAGCATTTGATATGATGCATTTGTTGCTCCCATTGTAGCATTATATATACTAGATAAATCTTCATCTTTTGCTATTGATGGTCCTATTTCATAAGTAAAACCTTCCATCGGCACAATACGCATGGCCTGTTGCGCATATGAAGCGGTTCTGGTACGCACCAGTTGATGTGTGAATGCCCTCGTCACTTCTTCAATTAAGAAGGTGAAGTGTATAAATTCCCAAGAAGATGGTAAGGTATCTGCCATCTGTCTAAGTTCTTCCATAATTTCTACATAAGATTTCATTTTTATTTCATCTAGCAGTCCTGGAGACATTTTAAGACGTGTTGATCTTGTATAAACAAGAATATTGGCAGCATAACGCGCAGGATCAAGATTACCTGCGCCAGTATAGTCTAGCAATGTGACTTTCATGGTATCACCTTTATGAGTATCCAATTGACTTTCTTTTTTCCAGAATGTACATCACCTTGAGCCCAATCTAAGATACTATCAAGATCTTCTAATTGATTTTCTGTACTATCAACATAGTTTCTTATTTCTTCAACATTTAATACCAATAATTCATGTTCGTTGGCTTCTTCTGCTGCTTTTGCCATTAGTTGCTCGAATGTCATCTTATTGCTCCACGCTTATGATCCAGCCTTCGATCTTCTTCACATCTTGTATTAAATCATCTAAAAGTAACTTAGGACGCCACGTGGCATATCTACCTAGAGAAAAGATGTTATGATGAACTGTCGCCCATCTTTGGAATTTTTTGCGTTCTGCTTCGTCAATCTCTGTTATTTTGAAATACTCTTGTTTCTTAAATTGAATATCTTTTATCTTGGCAGCAGCTATACCTAATTCCCAAACAATTCTATTTAATTCAAAACTATTTGGATTAATTCTTTTTAAATTGGGAAACTCTACTATTAATTGATCTCCAGTTATTGTTGCGCGACTAAACCTATTTTGTCCTGGAAATAATACAGAAACATATGCATCACAATTTTCGATTGTGGCAGATAGAACAGAGCCTGGAAAATTATCAAATTTAATTTTATTTGGATATTGTAATAATGCCATTAATATTGGCATTGGTATTGTAGAAATAGTCGGATGTTTTGGTCCTTCTGCATCAAAATCATACATATTAAATTCAACATTAACATTTTTTGCCATTTGTTCTATTAAATTTGGCGGCGCAATGTATCGTTCAGCTATAGTAGTTCCAGAAGTAATAGATCTATCTGATAGATATTTTCCAGTTACTTTTTTAGAATATGTAAGAGTATCTGATACTACATTCCCAGAAGGGACATAAGTCTTAATCATATTGACTTTGCGAAATGGTATTCCTAATACATTGCCAACTTCAGGCGTTCTAAAACGCAATACAGCATGATGATTATTAGGCAATCCTTCTTGTTTCTCATACACAGTGATATTGTGTCGTCGCAGCATGTTGGCTGCTAACAACCCAGACATACCTGCGCCAATAACGTTAATAGTCGCCATCTTTCTTTCCTGGCTTGATTATAGCCTTCTTAAAGAAGCGAAATCCCATTTTATCGAATGGTACTGTTTCTCCAGTTTTAGAAAATTCTTTTAATTTCTCAAAAAGAAATGCTTTAAATGTACCAGTATGTATGCTTTCAAATTCATCAAAATGTACCTGATTTTTTTGAAGTAATTCACGAAATGCCGTAGCATATGAAATTTGCCCTCTTGTAAAATCAATTTCAAAATGTCTTTTGATATTATCTTTTCCTCCATTATTTGCTACCCATTGAATGGCAAAATCTCTTTTTTCTTCATCGGCTGATTTGGCTAAGCTACCTTGAATAACATCATCAATAGATATTTTACCGCCATTTGTCATTGTAAATTCTTCTGACCCAGCAGCCATCATAGCTTTTGGTAATTCTGTTTCAATTATTTTGGCAAGTTCCTTATTCAATTCTTTAAGGTGTGCTTCAGCTTCATCTATCTCAGCTTGCAATGCAAGCGCATCACTTGCCCACTTAGATATAGTGGACAATTGCCCTTCTGATGGCGCAACAAATCCGAAAAGATCTCTCACATCTTCCGACATAACTCACCAATGATGGTACGTGTCAACTAACTCTGTTATCAATATAAGAAGTAGAAGGATATTATCATAGCGAATAATATCCTTCATTTTCTTATCGCTTGAAGCGATTGTCTAGATGCCCCGCACCTTGAATTAAGTGCGATTGGAGAAACATCAGATCGATGATAGCACAGGCAATGTGCGATTGCCCACTACTAGGATCAATATCCTCTCCGCGCGAGAATGCATAGATATGACTTTGTACTCTTGCCAGAATTTCTCTGAAATGTCGTGGATTACTTGCCCAAACAAACTCTCCATTCGTATCTCTATCATACATGAGGGCACGCGTGACCTCTTCAAGAGTATCGAGTGGCATGAGAGTATAGTCCAGCTGTTCTGGCTCATTCGAGATATATGAAGGTAGATTAGAATTGAGATCCAGTGCAGGAGCTGGAGATGGCGGAGTTTCCTTGAATAATTTCCTGCGATGTGGCTCCCTTATCACGGTTTCCATTTCTTGAAGCGCGTCTTCGAGATGCGCTTCAGTTTCTTTATCATTGATGTGACTCAAGCTTTATCTCCTCAAAACGGTATGTCTGCTTTTGTTGGGTCTTTAGCAGTTGTTCCATCAATAGTAGATGGTCTGCCTTCGTCTTGTTGTGTCTCAAGATCAGGACGGACGATATTCTTCTTGATATCCTCATAAAATGATTTGCACATTCTGAGAAGTCTGCGATCTGGATCCAAATCCAAGATTTTCTCGCCTTTTTCTGGTCTAAATGTTGCCCAATCTCCTTGATCGTTGCTATCGTCAATAATAATAAGATGCCAAGAACGCCAAAACAACGGCGGCTTCCAAATTGTTTTATCAGGCATTTCGACAGCCTCTGTCATAACAAGCGTCATCCACTTTTTGGAGTGTTTGAGATTTGTTGCTTTCAAAGGAAAGAAAATACGATTCCAAGAATTGCCATCTTGCAACAAGCAATACCATTGTGCGGTTTCCTGAACAATATTGCCATTTGGCAAAACATTTTCGTTTCTTTCATTTCTCATACATTTTTTTAAAATAGAAGGATCATCACCGTGATTTGCTGCTAACCCACCGCGGTTCTTTGTCCATTCGATATATGCTGTCGCAAAATGACAAGGAACAACTAATATTTGATCCTTATAAAGATCACCTGTAGCAACGTTACAGAAATCACCAACTTCTGATCCTTCAATATACTCTGCTTTCTTCCTATTGATTTGAGGAGATAGTCCTTGTAATATAGTCAAACGAGGAATAAGAACATTAGCAGAAGTGACATTTTCTGCTCCCATGCTCTGCAAGGAACGTAATTCATCATCTATAACGACTGCTGTTTCTTTGGGTGCTGTTACATTATTTGTCATGGTGCGCTCCTTATGCGAAGAGGTCACGTTTCGGTTTGATAATATCTTCCAATCCGTCAAACATTTCTTCATAGAACTTAATCGCAATAGGAAATCTTGGTATTCCATCAGGCGTTAAAGCTTGATACTTAATTGTAACAGAATGATACTTATCTTTCTCTCTTAATAATTGAACACAAAATTCTTGCGTTCCAGATATGCCTGCTCCAAATGTTCTTCCATCAAGTAGACGACAAGTGGCTATTTTTGCATAGCCTTCCCAATTCCCTTGTCCTTCTTCAATATTAACAAGCTCAAACTCTTCATCTTTGAACTCTTTGCGCTTCAAAAGATTATATGAGCGCTTCTGTTCATACGGTCTATTGAGGCGCACAATTTGCCCTTCATATCCCTGCCGTAATAATTCAATATTAAGCATATCCAATTCTTCTTGAGTTGTCATAAAGAAAGTTGGGGCTAAAACTATACATTCTGGAAGATCATATTCCCATTGTGTTGCTATGAAATTCCATCTTTCTTCAAAAACAGGTTCTTGTTCTGTATCAAAACAGTCATATATCCAATATCGAATGTATTGTTTTGATCTCTCCAAATCTGCAAATTCCAACTTTGTCTTCCTTGCCATAGACATTATAGCATTAAAATTCTTTAATTCATGATTATATAATTCTCCATCAATAATCATTTCTGGATATTCTTTAAAGAATTGCTTCAATGCTCCCTCAATATGAGGACAAGATATGATTTGACGATCTTCGCGCGACCATAAACCAGATTTATTTGCCAAACAGCGCATGCCATCAAATTTAGGCTGTGCAAAGCATGGACCTTGCCAACCTACATATTCTTTTGCGAGCATTGGACGAATAATACTGTTGCGCAACACATCAAGATCATTGATTGATCTTCTATAATCTTTTTTGAGTTTCTTTTGCATTTCAGCGTTGGCATAGAATATAGCTTGTTCCCTTATAGATGATTGTGATCTTAACTCTACTTGCTTCCAAGCTGATGTGGTTATTGCGCCTCCACCAAGACCTGAATGTGTTCGCCAATATCCCTCCCATTCGCCTTCTCCAACTTCTGCCCACCATACTCTGGGATTTCCAGAAACATCGAGTTGATAGATCTTATCCAATTCCATCGTTTATTCTTTCTTTTGCTTTCTTTAAGTATAGCAGGGTTTCGAGCGCGCGGCAAGCGCTTTCATATATTACATTTTATTTTTGTATTTTTTATTTGATCTTGAATTATTGGCTTGTTCTTTCTTTGTTGCCCATTTGCAATTACTAGGTTCATAATTACCATCATTATTAATTCTTTCTATTGAAAGATTTTTTGCTGGTCTACGTCCCATATCTTTGATGAAATTTATAATACCATAATTTAAAATTTCATCATTTTTATTTAACCATCGATCACAAACAATAATTCCTCTTCCTCCATAATGTTTATATGCTTCATTTTTAGGATTATAACAACGATGAATCATAGCTGACCATATTTTATATTCTGGCGAAGATTTTCCGCCAATATATTCACCATGTCTTAATCTTCTATCCATTAACTTTCTTTATGTGTGAAAGTATCTTGATATTCTTTAGTAAGTTGCCAATGTCCTGTTCTTGGCTGCATAACAACTCCATATTTTTTGAGACTTGCTAATCTTGACTGTATTGAATTTATTGCATATTTGGTTTTTAATACTTGCTCATTAAAATCATTTGTATAATGCACTTCTCCATCAGATAGAACTGATATTAATATTTTATTGAGACCTTCAGTTAAATTGAATGTTTTTGTCTTTGATTTAATTGTTTTCTTTATTATCTTTGGTTTAACCAAATTTCCAAATGTTTCTTGTATTGGTCTCTCAATAACTTCTTCAACATGAAGATCTTGAAGAGTTGGTAGAGCTTGTGATAGATATGCGAATAATGTCTTTGCATCAATAGTGAACGCTATTTTGAATTTAACTGCCATTTTACTCTCCTATATTGATAAAAGAATGGGCGCGACCATCGGTTCATTCCGACGATGCCGCGCCCATGCGGATGTTATGCAGCTTCGCGGGCAATGTCAAAACCCACCGAAGACCCGAGCCGCATCTTGTAGTGCCAAAGGCTACGCTGTACTATGTTGATGTAACGAGCACAATTTCCATCAACATTTCCGCACATAACCATCTCACTAGCCGGTAATCCGCTTCCGCTGCTGGAGGCACTATCCTCGGTGGGAGCTTTTATTTTTGTATTTGTGCATTTGAACAACGTGTCTAACTGAAGTCTTTTCTGAGTCAGACTTTTTTGGCTCAAAAGTCCTAACAAGTTTGACTTCTTCCCCAAATCTAACTATCTCCAATTTGTAACCGATGGCTCTTAACACTGCATTAATGGTAGCAGCTTGTGGTTTTTTAGTATTGCCATCTAACCAATTTCTAATGGTTACTGTACTAACGCCAGATCCTTCAGAAATCCATTTGTATGTGGCGCCACTGTCGTTGATCTTTGTTCTGATCTCATCAATAATGGGATCTTTATCTATGAATGAGTAGCTTTTGTAGGTGAACCCTGACATTTTAGTCTCCTGTGAGAGGTTGCCTGTTTACCTTTCGGAAAAAGACAATTACTTGCTTGCGCGCTCGACTATACTATGCTATTCTTAAGAAAGCAAGCAATAAAAAGGGACAAAAAATGCCAGATCTGTTTACTGATGAATACGAAACTGCTAAAGCCAAATGGGAACGTGCTAGAGAAACTTATCTTGAAGCCACTAGATTATTTGAAGCAATACACATTCTATTAAAACATCAACATAGAGAATTTGAGGAAGCAACAAGAGCATTTCAAATACAACAATCTTTAGTCGTCACTACTACTAAGAAATTCAGCTCTACACACATCAAATCTATCCGAAAGGAGACAAAATAATGACAGGTTATCCAAAAGATCCTAGAAGATTCTTTGAAAAAGCTTTTAATGTAGAAACAAATGAATGTATATTTTGGCCTTATAGTACAGGAAGACATGGATCTGCCAAAATTACTATTGAAAAGAAAACATTATATATTTGTCATATTTATTGTGAGAAAGTTTATGGTCCAAGACCATCAATAGAGTATGAAGTTGCTCATTCTTGCGGTAATGGTCATTTAAGCTGTATCAATAAAAAACATTTAAGATGGGCAACTCACATGGAAAATGAAGAAGATAAAAAAATACATGAAACTTATGGGAAAAAACTTACTTCAAAAGATGTGTTGAATATTAGAAAATTATCTATTACTATGAGTTCAAGAAAAATTTCTCAAATTTATAAAGTTAAGAAAAGAACTATAAATCAAATTATTAGTAGAGAAACTTGGGCTTATCTAAATGAGGATGAACAAAATGGAACTCAAGTTGGATATAGAAGCCGCGATCTCTTTTCTTGATATACTTGATAAAGATGGAAGACATACAATCGCATCTGAAAATCCTTTCGGTAAAAACGGCAATCCCGTTTGGGAATCTGGCGCGACGTTCGAGGCGCATCAGCGTGATGAGCTTATAAAAGATATCAGAAAGAGACAAGCACGCGGGTCAAATGTTTATTATAGTGTAAATAAGCCATGTTCTATTACTGAACATAAAGGTGCTGGTGGTAAGAATAATATTGATGATATTGTTGCTCTTAGAGCCTTAGCATTTGATATAGATTTCACATCTTTTGAAAGAGATCAAGAAGCTGTTTTATCATTTATAGATAATCTCGATAATTTAAAACCATCATTAGTTATAAATACTGGCGGAGGATTTCATTTAATCTATTTAATTGATGAAAGAATACGGATCAAATTATTTAATCCAGCAGATACTGATAAAAAGAAAGAAGAAAATGCTGACTCAATAAAGGTCCGTTCTTTTATCACAACTCTAGGGCACGATTTTGAATCTCTGTTGCGCTCCAAACTAGAACACTTACCAATTAAGGTGGATAATATGTCGAATGTTGATCGTGTAATGAGGCTGCCTGGAACAGTAAATTATCCAAAAGCAGAAAAAATAGCCAAAGGACAAATAGTAGCATTAGCGCATATCGCCAAAAATTACGGTCATAAATATAATATAGAAAGTTTAAGATCACAAATACCTCAAATACAACCCGTAAGATCAAAACATTCGAAGCAGCCATTTGTCCCTCGTAAGAATTCTAGATGGACAGCATACAAGAAAGCACTTGCATGTTGTGAGTTTATACGCGATGAAGGACTCGCTGACTCTAATGAGTGGTACACTTTACATGTAATGTTACCATTAATAGGGGCTATACATGATGATAATCCATCTAATCAATTAACTATTGACGAAGCTGCTGAATGTTTCTTAGAAGCAGTTTCAGGTGGTGAACGGTATGGTACTATGGGGCGCGGGCAAGGTTATTTTATGCGACAGTGGCGCTCCCATCGACCTGAGTTTCAGAGAAATGGAACTAAATCATTAGGCGGTCTCATATGGGCAGCTAAGGAAGCTGGAATGAAATTGCCTTGGGTTGCAGAGGTTATGTGGGAAGAAGATTATTTGAGACAAAAAGAAGAGCTTGAGAAGAAACAGAGTGCTTCTCAAGTTGATAAGGATGATTTCAGTTAATGGCCAGATGGTCTCCATGAATATCCTCTGCCTTTTCCATTTGAAGTAATACCAAATGGTCTTAGAAGAGCCATTTGGCTAATTGAAGCTGCAGACCAACCTTGACTTACTAACCATTTCTTCATATCATCAGGATATACTACTCTTGGATGTTGTTCTTTACAATATTTAGCCATTCTTTCCAATTGTGAACTTGGATTTCTATCCTGTGTCACAATAGGTGTGGGTTCTTTTGGAGTTGGTTTTGTTTGAGTTTGCTGTGCATCAAATTGATGTGCTACAATTTTAGTATATCCAGCATTTTTGAGTAACGAACTTATAGCATCAAGTTTTTCAGATAGATCTACATCTATTGTAACTCTCCATGGCATTTTATCCTCCTACTTTCGCTTTTCGTGCTGCTTCAGAACGTGCCTCAAATACTGCTTTTTTGGCTGCTTCCCATTCTTCTTGTGTTCGTGGTATTCTACGACCGCGAAGTTCAATTCGACCTTCTTCTCTCAATAAAAGTTTTCTATTATTTATGAGTTTAAAAGCTTCTATTCTATTATCTATTGTTGATGTATCTGGATGAAGCGCACGCATAATACTCACATATTCTAATGCTGTAAATGGTCTTGACCATTGTCGCATTAGAAGCGCATTAGCTTGATTAATTGTTTCTTCGTCTTCTGCTTCTCTTATAAATATCATTTTATGTTCAGTTTTAATTGCAATAAGTGCTTGAGCGGCAACAATACTTGAATATCCACTTAGTTTTTCTATTTGTTTACGTGTTGGATATTTATTATGTTTAATTTTATATTGACGAACAATTTCTTTTGCTTTGTTGATTTCTACAGGATTTCTCACCTTAATTCTCCTTAGAAAATGAGGCGGGTTTCCCCGCCTCAAAGTTATTATTCGTTGCCGTTAGGCACCGGATGGCCATCAATGGTAACAGCACGTTGATTACGGCTTGCCCCATAGCGACGAAGAACGACATTGAGTGCTTTGACAATAGTCGCCAATTTCTTACTGGCAACATAGTCATCGCGCACAGTATCGTTTTCGCCAATTACTTCTCTAGCATGATCGCGAATCATTCTCGAAGCTTCGATATTATCTGCTGAGAGTGAACCCTCAACAGCATCTTCATCATAAACAGCATCGAGATATGCTTCATACATAGAGCGGACTTTGTCATCAGGATGAACTAGCAAGTCCCGATGAAGAACCTCAATATGATCATTGAGAGTTCTATCCAGCTTGACCTTACGCGCAGCATCCCAATCAGCAATAGTGGCAGGGAGTGGTACGGGTTTCGGTCTGATGGCTTTATTTTCGTCATTCATTAGTCTACTCCTATTTGTTTAGCGAGCCACAACTCTATCGTCATAGTCGCCAAAACATCCCTGTACGCAACACATTGATAGCCAGGGATATACTATCAATTAGAATAGCTCTTTCTTTGGATTTTGAAAGTTTTTAACCATTGCGATGTGTTTACATTTATTTGAATTTGCTGGGCAATCGCAACGCCATTTACCAACAGACATTTTGACTATATACGTTTTGGAAATATCCCCATGATGGGCGTCAAATTTATAGATTTCATAATATCTTCCTTGAATTATTTCTTTAATACCATAATTTGATGGCAAATTATATTCTTCATTTTCTGTCACTGTTCTTCTCCTCATACAGTTGTTTAACAACCGCATCTGCCAAAAGTTGTTCTTTGCTCCAATTAGTAGCTCTATTTGGAATTTCTATCCATCTACGCTCTTTATTTAATGATGGTGCAATTATGATGGTAGAGTCATATGAATTGTAGCGCACCATCCCAATTATATGTTCTTTGGCACGTCTTTCCAAATATGATCTCAACTTAGGATCACGATGCGCATCAGGATAGTTTGGGTCACACCAAATTTGGACTGCTTCCCATACTTGTTCTTCTCCAGTATTATCATCTCGCACTGTAAGATGATCTGGAAATGTATCTATCACGTAATGAACTCGATCTGGTCTAAACATGTCTTCTGTGTCATTTTTAGTTAACCATCTACAACTCCAAACACCGCATTCTAATGGAAATTTATTTGCATCATTATATACTTTGCAACAGCCTTTTTGGCTATAACGTTGATATTGACATTTAGTATTGGCACCTTTAGATAATGATACTACTGGCAATAGCTTACAGCATAATGAACAGGTACCACATATACGATTACTCATTATCTTCTCCTAATGGTGCGGACGGTGGGAGTCGAACCCACACGACATCCGTCTTGAGATTTTAAGTCTCATGCGTCTACCAATTTCGCCA